TCTGGATCAAAGGAGAAGTCAAAGGTTATGGGCTTTTGAGGCGTTACTGGGCAGGCCGTCATGAAGTCCACGAGGTCGTACTGGGTGTACTCCCCTTGGTCTTCCGCTACTCTAGAAAGGTCAATCCTTCTGGGCTCGTTAACGTTGTCAGTAAAGTAAAGATATGTCTTCTCGTCACCCTCGACGGACTGGTCGGTGAGGTGAACGACATCGCCCTTGACAAATCCATTTTGGTCAAAGTTGAAGTACGGGCTCAGGTAGACGGGTGACGTCTGATCATTATCGGCATCATAGATATAGACGCCCTCATAAGCCTTATTAGAAGCCCAAACAAATAAGTAGACTCGACGATACTTTTGATCCTCGACCTTACCTATAACTTTTCTCTGTATGTCTTGAGGGATCCCCGTCTGAGTAGACGCGACAGCAGTATTCCCGTTGGCTGGCTTCAAGACTCCAGCATCACCTCCCTCGTCATTGCTAACTGTGTCTCCGCCCGTCTGGACGTTCATGGCCTGGGACATCTCGTTTCCCTTGCGCAGGCGAGAGTCAACCGAGTTGTTCAGCTTTCTAGGAAACTTCTTTTCTATAGCCATTAATGCTTAGGTGCTTGCTTAAAGTTCTTTCTAATCACCTTGAGTGCCTCCTCTTTTGTGAAGTTGCTCATTCTTGCATTTGCCTTTCTTCTCTCGTTGTAGTATTCAGATCTGGCTCTTGCCTTTTCGTTTGCTGGGACGGTTGACTTACGTTCAACCAGCTTGTAATACATATAAGCTCGGAGAGCCTCCTCAAGGTAGACATGCACAAGTGGGTTTGTCGATCTGGACTCGTCAGCAATGTACTCTATCACCACCTCGGAAAGACCGCTGCTAGTGTTGACTTCAATGCGTTGCTGGTCAAGGTTGAGCCTGTACTCACCCTGAAGGTGCCCTCCACCGATTCCGTAAAGGCGGCCCAGGCTGTTGTTGTAGACGTAGTTTCTGAAAATGTAGGAGTCAAACTCATTTGTGACCTCACTGCCGTCAGTGGTTACACCGCCCGTGGCGGATTTGCTGTCCTCTCTGTCCAGAATGATATTGTCATCAATGTTCAATGGACCCGCAGCTGAATCGGTTGTAGTGTTGCCTGTGCTGTATGCGCGAGAGTAGTTCAGGTTCTTGTTCTGGCCGAACACATAGAGAAGTCCATCATCGTCCACAACCCCAATCTTGATGAGGTCAACAAAATCGTCTGGCAGGGCCACAGTGTCGTTAGCAGAGTTTATGCTGAGTTTCAGGGACTTAATTCTCTTTGACACGTCAAAACCAAGCTCCCTTATGCCCCTCAATGCAAAGTTGCGAATCGCAACATCAGAGGCATTGCTTGCATAATCGTCACCGTCAAGGGTGATGATGAAGTCATCCAGGACCTGTCGAAGTGTGATGTACTGCATCATTCTGCTGCGTCTTCTTGACTAGCAAAACCAGTCAGGTTAGGGTCTCTCAGTCTGATTCCCATCATCTTGAGTATCTCGTTTGTGATCTCACCCTTATACCTTGCTGGGAGATCAAAGTTCCTGCACTCCATCGGGTCTGGAATGTAGTAGTCTCCGTTGTAAGAGTTAACGGTATAAGAAGGGGTAGCAAACAGGTCTAGGTCGCCAGAAAGAGGTTCTCGTGCAGCAGGATTCCTGTAGTAGCGCATTATAGCCCCACTAGCGCCACTTGGATACAATCTAATGGTCTCCCCCAAGAACGCCACTGGATGAGCCTCAGTGGGCCTAGAAATGAGGCTATTGAGGAGTCTGGCTACTTTTTCTGAATCGTATTCAATCTCTATGGACTCGTTGTCAGGCGTTCTCATTGCGATCAGCCTGTTGAAGTCCTGGGGTTTGGCGAGGATAGCTACATCTTCGTCGGCCAGCACGTCACCCGTAGCGCCCTCCAGGGTGACCTCTCTTATGTACATAGAAAGATCTTCCTTGATGTTTTTCAAGTACGACTCGTCTCGACCCCCATCAATTCCACCTCGCCTGAGCTGTTTTCCTTTAGTAATCTCAGAGAACATCTCGTTGTAAACATTCTGCTGTGCTATTCTTGCAAAAGTGTTAAATACTTCAGGCGTAATGAACCCTCGCTGCTCTTTGTTGGCAAGGTCTCTGACGTTATTATATACGCTTATTACGCTTATCATATGGCAAATATACAAAAAGAAAGAGGGGCCTTTTGGCCCCCCTCTCTATACTGCATTTGCGCCTGTCAAGCAAGTGCGGCGAGTCGATCGTTCAGGCTTGCGAGAACAACAGACCCCTTCTCGGTAAGACAGAACCTAGTCATGGTCTCCATACAGTCCTGTCCAGTTGGATTGGCAATGATCAGATTGTTCGTGTCGTGCCAGTAGCAACCGTTATCTCTTATGGAAATAATGCTGTACTGCTTGGCTTGATAAACTGCAGCCCGTGCCTTTACTACTGGGCTGTCAAAAGACTCGATAAGTTCCTGCGGCTTCTTCTTTGCAAGCTGGAGAAGATCGTATCTAATATCAGAGACAGGTCTATCAACGTTAACGCCATGGTACAGCGCAATGGGGAGTAGATCGTCGATAGGAGTGTCCCTAACAAGAGAAATAGCATCGTGAGAGCTAAACTCTGCCTGCATTTCTTTCTCCTTGTTCAAGGTTTCTTCTACCTTGTAGAACGCGCTGCCTCCATTAGCCTTGTTTTGAGGGTGCAGCTCCAAGAACTTCAAAAGGTTAGGCTGATCTTTTCTAACGAAAAGATTCTTCATTCTGAACACAATTGGCTGAGCTTTAGCTCCAGGATACTGCTCGTCAACCCAGATAGATGGGTCGTCAGGTATATATCTCATTCTCCGAAGCTGTCCAGTTTCTTTATCAGTAACGAGAGCGGTCCCTTTGAGCATGTACATGATACCACCTTTAGGTGCAACAAAGCTGGCGTTTTCAACCGCCTTTTCTTTCCTAATAATAGGTGGCTTCTTTACTTCAACAGAGGGTGCTTTTGACTTTTCTTCAGCAGGCTTAGCTGCGGTGGACTTAGGGCGTCCAGGGGCCCGTTTTGTTTGTTGGGTCATATTAATTAAAATTAGGGTTATATGCGTATGTATCGTAGAGGTCCTTGGCTATGGATTGTGCGGCGTTGTATCCAACGTCACGCTTGATCATACCAAACCGAGGCAACCACCCCTTAAACAGGTAGCCGTTAGCTACACCGCCAAAGGATTCAATGCTTAGCGTCCCGTCAGTTCTTCCATTCCCACTTGTTACAGCAGGAATGACAGCTACGGCTTCGCCTTTGTAGTTGTGTACAAATACGTTGTAGTCTTTGTCTCTTCTTATTACAAAGACATAGCAGCTCTGGCCATCACGAGAGCTTATCTCAAGGTTGGGGTCTGGGAACCTGTAGCTCTTGGATCCGTCAGCTGTGTTGTCAGTTCTTACAGCAGCTGGGGAGCCAAGTATCCCATCATGAATAAGGCTTACAACGTTGAATCTACCATCGGTAAAACCAGAACACCCCGTTGGATTCCCGTACAATGGATATATGTTTGTGAAGGCTGGCATTCCAAACGCGCAATAGATGGTGTAATCTTTATCGTGCGTAGCAGCGTTGGCTATCCTGAAGTAGTTGCCAGCAGCCATGTTTGCTGAACTGGTGGCTATGTAAGACGTAGTTCCCGCCCCAGTAACGTTGGTGTTTGATGCACCCTGATCAGTGGTGTCGTAATCCGTTCCGCCAGAAGCTGCTGTAGCATTTGCCCAAGTAGACTGGTGCTGACCGTCGAGAACCAAGTCAGTATGGTTATAGTCTATGAACGGAATGTTTGACTCAGCCAAGAAGTCGACCCCAGCTATAACGTGTTCGGCATGAGGAGTTGGGGCTTGGGTGACAATGTTGGTCGGGGTGGAGCTAACAATAGCTGCAACCTCGACATCCAAGTCGGTTTCTTTGAAGTTACTCTGCTTATCTACAGAGTCAAACCTCATGATGTTTTGTTTGCTATCAGAAGAGATGAAATTCAGGATATTCTCCATGAGAGAGACCTCTTGTCCCTCTTTGACTGCGATCTCTACGCGAGTCTTAATGATGGAATCCTCACTGGCCACCTGAACCGAATCATAGGGACCCACGTTATCGAACCGCAGGGTCACCATGCCAAGCTTAGCCGTCATGAAGGAAAGCTTGTCTGCTGGGATTGAAATCACAGCGATACCGCTCCCATCGTTAGATGAGCAACAAGACAGGAGCGAGATTTGCTCCCTCCGAAAGAGGAAGAATTTTTTCATTGAGTTTAATTAAATAGTAAAAGGGGGAGAGGCCATTCCCCTCCCCCAGTTACCTTATGCGTTATCAGCTCTTGATGACAACGTGCTGGTTAGCGGCACGAGTGATCAAGTTGATCTCAGAGCGGTAGTTGAACTCAGCAACGTCCTTGCTCAGCTGGTTGTGTCCGAGGACACCGCCACCGCGCACCCAGTGCTCCAGCTCGCGGCTGTAGCCATTAACGCTCTTGTAGTTCATCTCCAAGGCGTGAGCCTTGCCTCCAGTCACGGGGTCTGCGACCTTGACCATCGGAACCATGGCCCCAACGTACTTGGCCTGAGCACCGAGCAGGGTCGGATCGTTCAGGAGCTTCCAGTCATGCTTGTGGAAGGTGTATCCACCACGGGTGAAGCTCTTAAATCCGAGCTGCACAGCCATGTCAGCGCTGTTGTTAAAAGCACCGAACTGAGCAGGAAGACCAGCCGTAAAGTTACCAGCAGTTCCAAGCGGACCAGCAGCCAGCATGTCGTCGATCTTCAGAGACTGAGCTCTGTTGACGTACATGGCGTACTCGTTAGGAGCGCCCTGCTTGTCAAATTCAACGATCAAAGCGTCCATATCCGTGAAGCCGTTGTTGGTGCTGTCGAACGGATCGGTAGTCACGATACCTCTGCTCTCAACGGCCTCGAAGTAACCCTCGGAGCCAGAGACTGGGGCGCCTGCAGCACCAATGGTAGTGGTTGCTCCGTCCATCTTCTGAGCGAAGAGAAGCATCATCTCTCTGCGGTCCATGAAGCGAGCGCGGGTCTCTTGCTCACCGTGGATGTACCAGCGGTAGTCACCACCACCGAGGTTGACCCAGCCGATGTTCGTGGCCTGAGAGCCATTCACCTGGTAGGTGTCCTTGATGATCATGTACGGGTTCTTCCGCAGGACGGGCTCCGTCTTGATGAAGTGGTCGGGGTGATCCGATCCCTGACCGTACATGTTGCCCAGGATAATGAACTGATCATTAGCTGCCCAATCGCTTGCGGCGGCGGTGCCGTCAAGAGTAACGAAGGCCGTGCCAGCGTCATTCGTGCAAATGAACCGCTCACCCGTAGATGCTCTCATAACGACATCTTGCTTGTGGACCACGATGCCGTCCTTGGTGTTGTTGTAGCCAGTAGCGTCAGACACCTTGAGGCCGCCATCAAGTTCAATGGCGTTGGAAGTGGCGGTACCAACAGCACCAGCCTCGGCGACGAGGTGGCGACGATCCTCCTCCCAGTATTGAACATGGTCGGCGGCGCCTGCGCTGTTGACAGCTCCCGTGAGCTTGAGGAATCCAGTGATGCCTTGATCACCGTAGGTTTTGATCAGAAGGTCTCGGTTGTCGGGCTTATTGTACTCCAACAACTCGTCGATCGTCGTGTATTTCTCAGGGGTAGTAGTTACGTTACTACCCTGATTTTTCAGATTAAGGTCTGCTCCAGTTACGGACATAATTTCCTAGTTTTAGATGTTAAAAGTCATTTTGTTGCCATCCCCAATGATTGACCGAAGTTGTTCGGACAGAGGGTTGGCAGAAGGTTGAGTGCCCTGTTCGGGTGCCTTCGTCTGTACATTGGCAGCGTTCTGTACCACTCCTTTCTGACCATCAGCAAGACCTTGCTTATAGACAGATGCGACAATATCGTCGATGTTGTCTATAACGGCCCTGTGAGAGGACAGCATATCGTAGTCCCAGTTTCCACGCTGGTCAACATACGGATCGAAGAACTCCTCAAGACGGGCGTTCTTATCTATAAGTTCTCCTTTGTAATCATCGGAGATACCATAGGTGAAGTTCTGACCATTACCCAGGTCGAACTCCAACCCAGTAATTGCTTCTACTTCCGTTTGCATCGCGCTAATCCATTCGTCAGTAATAAACGTCTCAGGCTCCTGGGCGGTCGGCTCAGGTGCAGCATAACCGTCTCTAATCTGAGCGATTTTGTTGCGTGCCGCAGCCGCATCAGCCTTGAGCTGGATCTGCGAGATCTTGACCTCTTCTTCACTAAATTTCTCAGGGTCGAGCTTATACCTAGAGGTCAGTAGGGTATTGAGCTCATCGACGTTGAGTTGCGGATACTGCTGTGCCATGTCAACACGAAGGGCCGTAACATCGTCCATGTTAGTCGGATCCATCTGCTGATAGGCAAACCAGTCCTCAGGGGCTCTACCAGTCTCAGACACGAACTTGGCAATCGCCTCAATCCGTTCGTCCATTTGGTAAATTCCGTCGTCCTCGCCGTCGTCTATAAGGTCGTCAAGAGAGTTTACTTCAATACCCAGCCTATCGCTCAGGTACTGAACAACCGATTGCTCGACGTCTTCTTCTGTGTATTGGGGTTGCTCAGCCTGCTCTTCTTGAACGGGTTGAGTCGGTTCACTATCATCCTGCTGCATGCCCGCCACCTCTTCGATGGGGGTCTGCTCTTGGATGGGTTCTGGGGTAGGCTCTGCAGCCTGCGGCTCACTTGTTTGCTCACCACCCAAATCATTTTGCATTGCATTTTGGAGCTCTTCAGTGCTATTGAAAAACTCCATCTTTTGGGGTTCCTGATCTTCCATTTTATTTAATTAAGAGAGTGTATTGGCAGGGTCATCCTGACCGAAGACCGCGTATTCAATTAGCTGGTTGGTCTTCGTTCCATACGCCTTTATCGTCTGCGTATTCTCGACGGGGAAATAAGCGAACTCACTCCCAGGTATCTTGACAAGTGTAGGATCTCCAGTAGCGTCAGCAGCATAGAGATACATGTAGTTCTCTCTTTCTGAATCCATGTTTCTGACGTATACATACGCCAGGGTCTGCTTGTCACTAGCCTTATATACAGTAACACCCTGGTTGGTAGTTCCAGCCGTAGTGTCCGCAACCCTACCCCTGATAATAGTTCCGCTATCAGCTTCTGCAGAAGATCTAACGGTAATGCTGATCGGAGACGTCATGACGTCCGAGCTAGTGAGGCTAAGGTTTGCTGTTATTCTACCCATTAGGCTTCGTAGAAGACTGCAAATTCGACGGTCATGCCAGCGGCAGATGCGTCAATGTCAATGTCGTTCGACCCGTCATAGGGAATAAACATGAAGTCACCCGCGTAAAGCCTCCCAATAACAACGTTAGTGGAGCCAATCTCAACCGTGAAGTATTCAGACGGGTTAGTACTTGTATTCTTGATGTAGAGCTTGTGAGCTCTGCTGTTGGTGTAGTCAGCAGAAGCGATAAGGTTCTCGTCAGTGACTGCAGTAGCAAACGTCTTTCTGGCAACACCCGTAAACTGATCCAGACCAGTCGTTACGCCAGCCTTGGAAAGGTTGGTCGTCGTGGTCAAGGCCAGGGCGTCACCAGTCAGGTCCGAGCTACTGAGCGTAAGGGATGCGGTAGTAGTTGCCATAGTGATGTTTTTTGCAAATATATAATGTTATTTTTTAACCAATCTCATGCCACACTTAGCCTTCTTCGGCTTCCAGCTGACCCTCTTGCTACTCTTTTTTCTGCGCTGTCCAGCAGAGGTGCATGCGCTTAGAGTCGGTCTGCATGCTGGGTATCCCGTGCCTCTCTTTTCGCCAGCAGACTTTCTGCCGCACGGAACAAACTTGCCCGCTCTTTTAGAGGCCTTGCAATCAACCCAACCTCTTCCTTGGTTTCGGTTAAACCATGTGCGCAGGCCCTCCTTCTTCATTAGTCTGACTTATTGCCCCAGTTTGCGGCACCCACCTTCCTGCATCGAGTAAGAGCACCAGACGCATAGGCAGAGGGCCAGACTTTGTATCTGGCTTTTACTTTGTAATAGCAGGCGTCTTTCTTGGTCTTCATGAGTGAGATACGAGTTTAAAGTTTGCAGTCTCTACAGCCTTAGGATGAGGCTTGTAGTCTCCCTTCATCAGAAAGTACCTGCCCCGATCAAGCATCCAGTGATGACCGCTAGGAGGCGGCACAGAAACCGTCTTGTTGAGTACGCTGAGCGTTCCACCCTTATTCTTCTTTGCAATGTTCATTGCACCTGGTTCTTAGCCAGAAGAAGTTTAATCTCTTGGATGTCCTCAAGCAGCTGCTTAATGTTCTGCTTTAGCTCCCCATTGTCTGCCTCTAGAACACGGACCCTTGATTTGACAGAGGTGAAGTCGTTTTGAAACTTCAGCCACATCCCTATCAAAGCCCCGACTATAGAGAGTAGTTCAAATTGTGTAAGTGCGTCCATTGCTATTGCAAACATTATCTCCAATTGCTACATGATCCGCATTTCCAAACGCGGAGTGATTTGTTGATTCTTGAGTTAGGGTCGTTTGCCGTCTTAGCTGATGTTCTGCGTCTTTTCATTCCGCACATTCTTCTGCAGAAAGAATTTCTTCTAGGACCACCTTTAGGTTGAGGTGCTTTAATGTCCTTTCCTTGTGCCCTAAGAGAGGCTCTACCCTTAGCGTTCAGACCACCAGACGGATTCTGCCCCTCCTTCCTGGTCCACGCCCCACCGTCTTTGTATTTCTGAACTGTCATGATTGCAAATATACTTACAATAATTTTTTCAAAATTCTTACGCAGAGCCGTCAGACGGGTTCCACATCGTGTTGATTGCGTTGATTATTTCGTTTATCTTATTGATGATGTCCTCAGTCGTTGCTCTTGAGTCAAGCTGAGTTATAGGTGTCTCTGGTATAATCATTAGTCTACGAGATAAAGGTGATAAGCTCCGTACATGTAGGTTGTCGTAGTAAGAGATCCACTTCTATTTTCTACCATAACCAAAACGTAGTCGTTTGCGATGTCGCTGGTGGTGGTAAAGCTTCCGTGGTAATGAGCGATAGTGCTAGTCGACGAGGTAGTAACGTCAGAACTGTAACCTCTTAGGGTGTAAGAGACAGAAGCAGTGCTCCCAGGAGAAGATGCGTTGGCACTCCATATGCTGACGCCCCATGTTGATCCAGAGGGGGCGTTCTGAAGTCTGAAGTTGAAGTCACACCTAACCTTCTTGTCATCAACAGGCACTCTGTGCCCGAAGGCAAAGAGGTAGTACCCTGGCATCGTGCCGTTAGTAGAGTCAATGGTATCGCCAGCAGCCCATGTCCGAATAGTTGCATTGCTTGGTTCCGTCGCAAAGCTGTAAAAGTTTGGTCCATACGCCGTAGAGCCCGTCATCACTCTCTCCCCGCTATCAGCGCTGGACCACGTCCATCGTCCAGATGAATGCCCGATAAAAATGGGGCCGCTGTAACCACCGCTAGAGGTAGCAAACGAGAGGTTGCCAGATCCATCAGTCTGGAGCACTTGGCCGCTACTTCCGTCAGTTTCAGGAAGAGTGAATGTTACGTCTGACGCAATGTCGTCCACAGCTTTTATGTAGACTCCAGCGTTATCGTCTTCTCCCTTCAGGTAGATTTGAGTGTTCTGACCAGCAATAACTGGTTTTATAGTCAGGGTGTTTTCTACTACTGGGTTGAGCTTTGCTACCCTATCTGTCCAGGAAAGCGTTCCAGATCCATTGCTTTGCAGTACCTGTCCGTTACTTCCAGCGCCATCAGGAAATGTTAGTGTGACGTCAGAAGTGATTGAAATGGGTGCTTTTAATTCTATGTAGTTAGACCCAAGAAGATTAGCTTCTTCCAACCGAATACTACCACCCGTCACCTGAGCTGAGTCCACAGTAAAGTTCCCGTTCACTGCAACGGTTCCAGGGGCTCCAGGAATAACCGAGAAGACGTTTGAGTTAGCACTAGTCGTGACTTTAAACTCTGTCGGGGCCTTTACTATTAGATCGTAAGTTGACGACCCATCAATAGTTCTGTCTGCAGTCAGAGTCTGATTGGCCCCCGCAAGGGCGTTGGCATCCGATCCGTCAGCCCCATCAGCCCCTGCAGGTCCCGTGGGTCCAGTAGGTCCTGTAGCTCCATCAGCACCATCCGCGCCGTCACTTCCAGCAGGTCCAGTTGGACCAGTTGGGCCTGTAGCCCCATCCGTTCCGTTTGTACCATCCGTTCCGTCACTTCCAGCAGGTCCCGTTGGCCCTGTTGGTCCTGTTGGCCCCGTAGCACCATCAGCACCATTAGTGCCATTGGTTCCATCGCTACCTGCAGGCCCAGTGGGTCCAGTAGGTCCAGTGGCTCCATCAGTACCATTCGTTCCATTTGTACCATCACTTCCAGCAGGACCCGTGGGTCCAGTCGGACCCGTAGCTCCGTCTGTCCCGTTTGTGCCGTTCGTACCGTCAGCTCCTGCAGGGCCAGTTGGACCAGTGGGTCCTGTAGCTCCGTCAGTACCATTGGTTCCGTCTGTACCATCAGACCCTGCTGGTCCTGTAGGTCCCGTAGGTCCCGTAGCCCCGTCAGTACCGTTTGTGCCATTCGTACCGTCCGATCCTGCGGGTCCAGTTGGGCCTGTAGGACCTGTGGCTCCGTCAGTACCATTTGTACCATCCGTGCCATCGGCCCCCGCTGGACCAGTCGGACCCGTAGGTCCTGTAGCGCCATCTGTACCGTTTGTGCCGTCACTTCCAGCAGGGCCTGTAGGTCCCGTGGGACCTATTGCACCATCTGTACCGTTAGTCCCGTCCGCACCAGCAGGACCCGTGGGTCCAGTCGGACCCGTAGGACCTGTTGGCCCACCACCAGAGGGGAGGTTGTCTAGATCGTTGTAGTCAATACCAGAGGTATTTCCAGAGAATGTGACAGTACCAGCAGGGTCAGTAAAGCTTACATCATCATCAAATCGAACCGTCTTGGTAAAATCGACCTGACCGTTGATGTCAATGTTGGGGTATTGAAGTGTACTCCCCTGTATAATTTCGATAGCAGAGTTTGCTGTTCCCCCGCCGTTATCGACTTTCAAATCTATCTGCCCGTAAGAATACGTACCTACGTTGTTCTCTGTGACGTTTATAAAGCTACCGTCCTGGTATCCGACCTTGGCTCCTGAAGAACTCAGGATTACAGCTCCGCCCTGAGTTATATCCCCGTTGTGTACAAACTGTGTGGTCTCAGACTTTCCTGCACTAGTGTCAGGTTTTACAAAATCGGTTATTTCAGTAGGGTCGTCAAAAAGATCATTCAGAGCTGATACAACTGCCGTTGCACTCGTGCCATATGTTGCTCCATTTTCGTCAACAATGTTAGAGTAGTGTGCAACAGAGATCACCTTGCCCCCCGCGACCCCTTGTACGTTTATGTATTCAGCAGCCGTTCCAGAGGTTGCAAATTGTGTTGCAGATATAGCACCATTAATAGGATAGGTTTCATCTCCCGATGCGGATGGCCTAACAACTATTTGGTTGTTTCTTTTAAATACTTTGGTTGCCATATTTAAATTGCGTATGTTCGATAAAACTTAACGGAAAGCCTTGAATTTGAATCAAAGGAAGTAAGTGATATTTGGGTGTCGGTTCCAGTATACAGTCTAACGTCTTGAGAGTTACAAGAAAACCAAGGCTTTACTCTTATTTTTGCTAATGTAGAAGGAACATTTAGCGACCCGTCGGCAGAATAGCTAAACCCATCTGATGCGTGAGTTGAGACCATGTGGTCTACAAAAGCCTGAGATAGAACCTGTTGAGTATCAGGTATTATTTTAATTCCATCTACGTTAACGGTGTCGAAAGAAGCAGAATGGGATCCAGAAGCAATAGAGGTGTTTGAAGACGTAAGATATTCATAATCAAAACCAGAAGTTATAACCGCCTCCCCCGACTCAGTTTTTGCCCAAATCCGAAAATCGAAAAGGGCAATGCCGTTTTTGTTTGTATTTGCGTTTATAGGTGCAGACCCGCCTGACCCAGATAAGAACTCGACGTATCCAGTTCCATCTGTCAGTCCAGTTCCAGAAATGTTTATATCAAAACTACCGCTCTCGACATAGAAGCTGTCTCCCTCACCCTCCTGGTCAATAGGAAAGTAAACCTTTGTGCCTGGAGAAACTCCGTCGAAATCAAGAATTGAATAGAGGACAGGATCAGCTGTAGACATAGAAGTGCTGTTTAATGGCTTAAACTCCACCAGGCCGTTGACAATGGCGTCATTTCCAAAGAGGGCCAGTACTTCAAGGAGGTCGTTAACTCCAATGGTTCCGTCACCATCTACGTCAGCTGGGTCCAGTGTCCCGCCGTAGTCGTTTAGCGTGGTGTTAGGATCATTCTCTACTGCGTCAACCACAATTAGATTGGCTAGGTTGGCCAATATGTTGTAGTAACTTACTGTAACTTCACCCTGGTCAGCATCATAAGCAACGATCTCAATTCCTCTGCCACCATTACTTTCAGTAAGTATTTCGTATAGAGCACTACCGCCATTTGCCGTAGCTTGAGGTAGCTCACTAAAGTCAAGTTCAGTAGTGACTGCAGTTCCAGAAACAACTATATCCACTCCCGTGGCCCCAGTAAAAGAATGGGGTGTAAGATACGTAGTACCAGAAGGGGCAAACAAGAAGCTGCTTGCTACGGGGTCGTCGACGACATTGGTGAGCTCTGATATGCTGCCCGCAGGACCTGTGGCCCCCTGCGCTCCAGTCTCTCCCCTTGGTATCCCAAACGTATATGTAGCTACACCTTCGGCCTCACTAGACGTGACGGTAGCTGTAGCAGCTGACCCTGGCTCAAGCGTGTTAGCTACAGCAACAGGTGTAAACGTAGTTCCGTTCTCTCCCGCAGTGCCCTGAGTACCTTGTGTTCCTTGAGGCCCCTGTGGTCCCTCTGGACCTACTGACCCAGCGGGGATTCCGAACGTGAACTGGGCTTCACCGTTCGCCGCGTTCACAGACGCCGTTGCAGCAGACCCTGGGTTCAGGGTGTCCACCTGACTTATGACTGGGGTGAACGTAGTTCCGTCATTACCAGTGGCACCTGGTGCCCCTTGTGGCCCTTCGTCACCTCTGGGGAGGACAAAGTTAAATGTAGCTACACCTTCTGTCGCGCTGGTCGTGGCGACCCCAATAGTAACGACTGGTGTAGACCCAGGGTCTGAAGCGCTAACAGATCCAACGACAGGCGTGTAAGTGATCCCATCATCACCAGGGAGGCCCTGGGTGCCAGTGCCACCGCCAACCTCTTGCCAGTACGATAAGTTTGTCCAGTCGTCGTCGGATACGTATTCATCTGTGACGTAATCATTACCAGCGTCAGGCCCTATATATTGATATGCCCTTACGTTTCCGCTTCCGTCGTCTTTTACTATGGCTATAAATCCAGAGCACCTAGAGGTCGCTATCTTTCCTCCACCATTAAGGGAGTTTCTTCCGTCAATATTATCGAAAACACCAACACCTTTTACCTGAGCTACCTCAAGGTCAAGGATAAGACCCGAAAGAGCTGGAAGGTTGTTCTGTACTGGTTCTCCAAATCCAGGCATTCTTTACGTGTTTGCTATTCTATAAATTTTATTGTTCTGAGCAACTGTCTGTGATTGAGCGCTCCTCAAAACAATATATTCTATCACATCCCCTAAACCTGCAAACCCATTTACAAGACTGCTGCCTCCCCTTGGTTGAAGCTGAACATCTGTAGCAATAATTATTGTTCCGCCAGCTATTGGGGTGGATATATTGCCTGTAAGGTCGCTAATTGCTGCTGCGTTGGATCCATCAATAGTGAACGTAATGAAGTCATTTAGAGCTGGAGATCCAGTGATGTCTTGTATGCCAGACTGATCGGTAAAGAAGAAGGCAGGTATAAACCAATACAAGTAGTCACCATCTGCTATTCCAGTCCAAACAAAGTCTAGGTCAAGCTCGTTGGGGTCGTTGGTGTTGTCAAAGTCGTCTGTACATGAAACGTTGAAGTTGCTAATCTTTGACGAATTGAGTTCGGAGAATATAGTATCAAAAAAAGATGTGTCTGATGGTCCATATTGGGCGGGCCACGAAACACCCTTTACCGCTATTCTTACAACATCGTATTCCGCAAACCGATTGTCAGCATTTCCAGTCTTTGAAGTCCCAGTAGGCCAGGGGGTAGAGTTTCCCGTCGTAACATTGTCCCATACGTATGCGTGATACCTCACTGTGTCCCCAAGAGCCACAGATCCAGCATCATCAGTAAAGGAGACCTGAAAGCTACCAATCTGACCCTGCAGCTCGGCGCTTATGTCAGAGCTGTAAACAATAGTTTCTGACGATCCATTTATCGTCCTAAACACAACGACCTGATCTAGATCTACGGACGCTGTATTTTTTTTAATCCTAAACGATATCTCTGAGTCACCATCAAAAACAAACCGCGTAGCCAGAGGGGTATTCTGTCCGTTTCTGTATATAGACGGCGGTCCAGCAACATCGCTTGGGCTAAATATCTCAGACGGAATGTACGGGTTATACTCGTACAAAAGCACATTAGATTCGCTAGTACCCCCTGAACCAGCTGGGCTGTCAGTAACCACAACCTTAAAGTACGTTTTAGCGCCAACAGAATTAATGTTAGCGGGGATATTGGCAAATGTTACAGAAGCAGAAGAGTCTGACGTAAAGGCATCATCTCCTGTTGGCAAAAAAAAGAATCCGTTAGTACCAGAAAACAGAAGCACATTCGCCTCGGCGTCAGGTATTCCAGCGTTACCATAGGTAAACGTTGCGGTAAGGTCTACGTTTACTGAACTGTTATAAGGGACTTGTGAAGGGCTTGGGCTGCCCGTAAGAGTAACAGTTCCGCTCCATGGAGAAACAGTAGATGTAAAATCGTTCGTGAGAACAATATCGTCCTGATTGTTTACCGTCGTGTTTGATGGGTTTACAACAGCCTTTATCCTGTAGTACTTATAATCTGTGTGATCAATGGTAGGCAAAGTAAAGCTAGAAATGCTTTCACTTGATAGAAAAGATGTATACGACCCAAGGGTCTGATCAAGCACCCAGTTGACACCATCATCACTTACCTCTAGAGTACAAGTAACAGAGACCGACTGACCATAACCCGTGTTTGGATTTGTAATATCTACAGAGAGGGCCGTTATATCATATATCAGATCGTTAGCTGGAGCTGAGGACGGAGTAACGTTTAGGGTGGCAGTAACATTTTGAACGTCAGCCTCGTATTCAACATAACTAGACAACTTATTAGAAAGCCCATCTGGACCAGGGTTGACTCTAAGCCTATATTTCCTCGATATACCCCCAGTTAGATCTACAAGAATCGGCTCATCTATCGAACCAGTAGCTGCTGTAGAGTTACCCAAGGAGGTTGAGCCTTCAAAAAAGTACCCCCCAGATGAATTAACCTCATACCTCAGTATAGTGAGGCCCACATTAGCGCCAAATATGCTGTTTGGGTTTTCCCAACCTGCAGTAAAAGTCACAGTCCCTGAAGGTGGCGTAAAAGAAGCTGGAGCGGGGCTACCAGAAAGGGTGGCTACTGTAATCGGTTGGTAGTCTGGTTCGAATACTAGCGTGTTACTGTCGAACCAAATTGAGGTACCGTTATAAATCTGTCTTATCTGAGCCTTGTATTTTGTGTCTCCAGTGTTTCCAGCATTAGACAAGTCGACGGCCTCGGTCGGAAAAGCTTGGGATACGTTTTGAGTTGCTATCCCAGTTATTGCACTCCCCACAGGCGTGTACTCACCCCCATTTACTGACTTCATAAGCCTGACCTCCACGGTGGCCCCGATAGCGTAGTTTGGGTTGGCATTTGTCCCCGAAACCGTCATAACGACATCCGTACTTGCCGCACTAAGCAGAAGGTCGTCCTGGTCGTGACCCAATGTAATAACAGGGCTGTATCCCTCCGCTGCAGGGGAGAAGGTCTTGCTGTCAGAAAACTTCTCTTCTGTGTCCCCTTCACTCCACGTCACCCCAACCTTGAATATGTGATTGTTAGAAGCTATATCTACGACGTTTACTGTGCGAGTAAACACCTGATCCCCAGCTGTGGCTGTAACATTTATGTTAGACCCAACAGGGGCGAAGTCATCTCCGTCATCTAAGTACACCTTAGCTACACCAGTCACACCAGCCGCATAGTTGGCGTTGTTTATGGTGATTGTAAGGTCTACCTCAAAGTTGTTCTGTCCTGATGGCGAAGATGACGGGCTGTAGGATACTGTCGGGGAATTGAACGTGGAGTACGCAAAGAGTGCCTCCTTGATAATGTCCAGTGCCGTCTTGTTCCCATCCCCAACCTCTATGGTCTGATTGTGCTTGAACTTACCGAAGATGAACTCATCGGCAGCGTCAGGAACAAATATGGTAATTGCGCTATCGAGGGTTTCAGCAGCACCTGTCCCACTACCTGTCCCATCGTTACCAGTAGCACCCCTCGGTATCTCGAAGTTAAACGTAGCCGTAGGTCCGCTTACAACGACACTAGCGGTTGCCGATTGATCGGGGGCCAGGGTCGATACATTCCCAATAACAGGGACGTAGGTCGTACCTGCACTACCCGTGGCACCTCTAGGTATCCCGAACTCGAATGTAGCAGTAGGTGAATTATATGTAGTCTGAACCGTAGCCACGGCGCCTGGTGCAAGGGTCTCTACGGTAGACTCCCCTACTGCTGGTGGCGGACCTGGGGGTCCAGGCTCCCCGTTCTCCCCATTCTGGCCGTCCTGTCCCTTCGGAATGACAAACCCAAACGTGGCCGTGGGCCCAGAGACACTCACCGTAGCTGAGGCTGGCACCCCGACAGACGTTGTGGTGACAACACCTATAACAGGGGTGTACGTGGTTCCTGCGCTACCCGTGGCACCTGTTTCTCCAGTAGCGCCAGGGGCTCCGTTCAGCCCGTCCGCGCCGCGAGGTATACCAAACGTATACGTAGCTACGCCTTCTTCCGCACTAGATGTAACAGTTCCCGTAGCTACAGCCCCCGCCTCAAGCGTATTCACTATCACTACTGGGCTAAAGGCCGTACCTGCCGTACCTGCCGTACCTGCCGTACCTGCCGTTCCCGCAGTGCCTTGGATTCCTTGAGGGCCCTGTATATTTCCTACATCGTCCCACTCCCCTTCACTTCCTCCAGAACCAACATATACATACAGGTCTCCAGATATAAGATAAGCATCCCCTGCAGTGCCTTCTGTGGGCAAATTTGCAGTTCCAGCAAGAGAGCCAAGTATGTTTATTCCAGTTCCAGTAGCACCCTTCTCCCCCTCAGGTATAGAGAAAGAAAAAGTTGCTATAGACCCCTCTACCGTAACGCTTGCAGTCGGGTCGGAACCAGCGGCCAAGCCATTAACCGTAACAGCAGGCGTATATGTAGTTCCTGCACTACCCGTAGCTCCAGCGCTACCAGTAGGGCCAGGTTCACCCTGAGGGCCTCTTTCTCCCCTGATTCCGCCCTGTACAATATCTAGCTGTATAGGAAGCTCCTCAGATATTACAACAGATGCAACATCAGAGTTATCGGAAATAGAAAGGGTGTTCGCCTCAGTAGTAGTAACAGTGAGGGTGTCCCCGTTGTTTGTTACTGTGACAACGTTTGTTAATTGCGGAGACCCTACTGTGATAGACTGAGAAATAGCCCCGTCTACGGATAGGGTGACCCCATCTCCACCAGAGACTATTATTTCAGACATTACTCAGTAGATACTTTAGCTTCAGTTATATCCTCCTTAATTGTAAACGACCCAGTAACAAGGGTCTTATGGGTTGCGTTAGTGCTGTCGTATCTCTGAAGATCGTAAACGTACCTGCCAGAGGGAACTTTTCGCATAGCGTCGGCAGCCGCAGTGATCGTCAGTGTCCCATAGTCTGCACCACTTGTCGCCGAGGTGCCCCGATTTAAGGTGAACTTCTGAGGTGTTGGGTCACTAAACGATATATCAACGGGAGAGGCCAGCGCTGGTCCGTCTGCAGTGTCGTCATTGTACTCGTTGCTCTGGCTGGGGTCCGTAGACAATATCAACCCCGTAAGACCATCGCTGTTTGCCTTGTCTCTAACCTGCATAGCGAACTGATCACTCGTCAGGTCCTGTAGGTCCCCATCAGAGTTCTTAATTGTCAGGGTCAGGGAAAAAGAATCACCCCGCCGACACGTAATGTCCAGCTTCTGAGCTGTATCAAAGTTGACCTTGTTCGCCATCTGGTTGTTGCTGTTGTTGTTGCATAGCCTGATCCATGACTGCTTTCTGAACCATAGCTTTCTCTTGGTTCGCAGCCTGGGCTTCGGCGCGTTCGTCTTTCTTAGTTTCCTTGAGCACCTCAAGCTTTTCCTTGAAGTTCTGCTCCTCCTCTTTAAATCCGAGGGTGGCCTGAGCGCGGATCATTTCGATTTCTCTTCTGTGCTGATGCTTCAGTTGCTCAAGCTGCATCTCAAGCTGATACTTGAGTTGCATCTCCTGGACATCGACCTGTCCCTTGGCTTGAATCTCCTGAACCGTCCCCTGAGTCTTAACCTGAGCGGCCTGTGCAGCCTGCTGCATCTGCATCTGAGAGTTTTGCTGAGCAATCTCCTGATTTCTCTTGATACGCTTGTTTCTGCGTATCACAAGCATTCGCTCTGCCTGCGTAATATCCTTCATGTTTCGAAGGAGTATAGCGTCCTCAATGTCTAGCTCTTTCTGAGCTATAGACATTTGTATGTTCTGCTCCAGATAGGCCTTTTCCGCATCCTCCATGTCCTTCTGCACCGTAACACCAAAGTTGTACATGGGGAGCTCAGAGAACGAAGAGAGAACATCAACCGCCTCCTCGCCGATAGCACGCTCATACGCTTCGTAAACGGGGCTTCCTTTCGGAAGTATCTGAAGGCACTTAACAATGTCCTGAGTAACCTTCTTGAACAGAACCATAGAGGAGTTGGTGATATCGTATATCGCGTTGTTTCCTGCGGCCAAGGCCTGCTCTCTAACACCAACCAAGTCTTCTCCTTTCGGCGTGGTAGCATCCATGACCTCGTTAATGCCAGTAGCATCACGAATCATGCGGAGATAATGGTTGTACAGCCCAATCAGCTCATTGATGTTTCTAATGCTGTTGTTAATCTCTCTAACAGGCGGGTTTTGGAATCCTCCCTCAGGGTTTTTACTTCTGTAGTAGAATACACCAGTCTGTTCGTAGATGTCATGAAGCTCCAAAGGCTGCAGCTCACCACCCTGACCAAGCTGGACATTCTCCAATCCCTCAATGTCGATCACCAGTCCATCAGGCTTTGCCTTAGCGATAGCCTGCTGCAACTTCAGGTGGGTAATCTGAAGCATGTCTGCAAAACCAATACACCCATCCACCATGGACTTCGGTATCATATTCCGCATGTTTGTGGCAACAACAGAGTAAGACAGCCTGGTCTTGCTGAGGTCATGAATGTTTCTGGGCATATTGGCCTTCAATCCATAATTGAAGATTACGTCTGTGCCCATGATGTAGGTTCCGCAGTAGACGTTCTCTATATCCATGCGGTGCGGGACTCTTTCAAAGACCCCACCCATGTATTTCTTCTCTTTGTTTCCGAACCCCTTATAGAAGAAGTTAGTGTTTCCGAATCGGTTCTCTTTCTCTTCGTAGTTCATAGTGTCCGTGGATATGAACTCAAAGTCCATTATGGTCACCATGTACTCTTCGTAGCCGTTCGTATGCTTATTGGTGAACTCGTCGTAATACGTAGAGTTCGGGTTAGTCCAAACGTCATTTTTGTTCTGCTTGGCTACCTTCTGAACCTTCTTCAGATCGTCCTCAGACAAGGACTCCCCCGCCATCCGCTTGAGCTCAGAGATCGGAATCTTTCTAATGTGGCCTGCGTAAACCAGGTCCTCAAAGTTGGGGTCCTCGGTAAAGCTGTGGATGAACATCCCAGGGTCTACATACTCCAAGGAGATGCCGTAGCTAGGGTCGTTGACTCTGCGAGTGACAGCCATACCGACAGAAACAAGGTCGTTTACACACCTACGGTACGTGCCATCCACGTAGTCATTCCACTCCAATGTCATGTGCGCCCCGATCTGGGCCGCCATCTCTGCTGCTGTTCTGACGTTTGTGTCAAACAGCATCTCCATCTCCTCTGTGGTCTCAGGAAGCTGCTCTGGGTCAACACCACCCATTTGAGCGCCACCCGTCATCTGCTTCAATTCGATCAAGTCCTGTCTGTTCTTGATCTGGTTTTCCATAGACTTCTTCTCTCTGTTCTTCTCAGACTGAGAGATAGGGTCTACGGCTTCGAGGTTTGGGTACGGCTTCTTAGAGAGAATCTTATTGACGACAATACGCGCAAACTTTGAGAGAATAGGAACGGCGGTAAAGTCAAGATTAACAAGACTACCATCACCATTGTTAGGGTCAAGAGACGTAAGGATTTGCTTATAAATCGTAGTATCCTGAGTGCCATTGGCGTACTCTCTGTTTCGATCAAAGATCTTATTTCTCTTTCGGAAAATGGAGTTTGAATTGTCGGCATTTCCCCATTGTGCTTCTATGGCCTTGGCATACCGCAAACCGTACTCCTTCTGCTCCTTTTTATCCTTAGGAAGCAGCGGGTCTGGGAAGTTAGAGGAGTATACTTTGCTGGTATCCTGCATTTAAGCCACGTTGTCTAAAATGCAAATATATTAAATCCGCTGAATACCTTTATATCTGCGAAAGAACCGCTTCTCGTTGAAGTTGGTCGGCTGTTTTATAGGTTTTACTTTTTGAGCCGCTAAAAGAGCAAGACCTGAGCTAATAGTAAGGTCGTATTTAGTTCTGTTGTTTATGTCGTACCCGATCCAGTCCTCAAGAGTGCTGTTAAAGTACATGCTACCCATCTCCCCAGTCTCTCTGTTTATTCCTACGTGAGAGTGTATATACGCCTCAATAGCGTGAGCGTGAGACTGAATGATGTCTACCGAGTTGGATGGAATTCCCTTGGTCTTGACTTTCGAGGTGTGAGCTGGGGTTTTTAGGTGATCTGGACGAGCCATAAGATACCCGTCATAACCCCTGTCCTCAAAGTACCTTGCTATCCCGTACTTGTTGTTCTCTATCAGAATAGGATACCCGTAGAAGAACGCCGCCATAAGGACGTCCTCATAAAAGATTTTAGCCAGTGGCGGACGGGAAGCGTACTCAACAACAAACATATTAGCAGGTACCTCCATATTGAACTTGTTGTAAAGATGGAGCGCACCTTTGGATCCTCGGCCATCCACAGTAGCGTCGAGATCGTAGCTATCCACACCGCCAGTGCCAATATGACCATGAGGCGCGACCAGTTGTCCGTTTGTTTCCAGTCTGACATTTCTTAACTCGTTTGGGGGCATCCAGGCAACCTTAAACCTGCCGTTCGGATCGGGCTTAAATGAAACCTCTGTGTCCTTTTGTCCATTCTGCCATACAAAGTTACCTCTAACGACTGGATTAGGGAATAGGTCGTCGTTGTATTGTATTTGCTCGTATATCTGCCCGATATTGAATAAGCTCCCTTCAATACTGTCTCGAAAAGCCTCATCTGTGGTGAACGGGAACTGCCGAATCACCTCGTTAAGCTCAGACGGGTCATGAGTGAGCGCTTCGCGTTCATTCTTCAAATAAGTCTTAGCTCCAATCGTGATGTCCTCTCCGTCTAGGCCCTCGATAGGCGACTCTGGGTCTTCTACTACTGGATTCCCATACTTATCAAAGAAACCCTCTAGGGCCTCATACGCTGGGATAAACAAGCGATACAATCCAGACCTAGTCCTCCCATTCGAGTTCCTCTCCATCGGGTCCGAATCGTCCCAGAGGTCCTTGTATTCCTTTCCACCCTTGTCCATTGGATTTACGGTGCTTCCGACCATGGCCTTTCCGACGATTTTTCGGCCCACGATCAAACATGTCCTCTGAATCCTCCATGCGTCTCTGATGTCTGTAGGTTTTTCCCATTTTCCTGCCTCGTCTAGATACAACAGGTGAAGCTTCTCACCGTCGTATGCGTTGTTAGTAGTGTTTTTCCAGTTTATGACCGTGTCCAGAGCATCGCCAACCCTTGCTGTCTTGTTTTTCTTGGTAATCTTTTTTGATGGTTCCCTAAATGCAAGCTCCATCCTAGGATTGGTGGTACCGTCCTGGATGGGTTTGAAGAAGAAGGGGTAGTACCTAAACATACTCACCACCTTTTTCATGAAGATGTTTTCTTGAGCGTCCTTACCAGTCTTCGACTGTATGCCCAGAAGCTTTTCTTTGACTTGAGTAGCCTCGTCAACCAAGATAGACGAGCAGATATTGGTATATCCACTACGTCTACACTTGGTGTATAGCTGCCCTATGCAGCGTTTATCCGCCTCACACGCTGCCAAGTGCAGGAAGATGTCTCTTTGAAAGCTTAAATAGCTAGGGTATCCGATGTCAAATCGGGTCCATTGGAGTGCCATGTAATGCCTCCCAGTAATATACGTAGGGACACCGCAATTGTAAAACCAAACCCCCTCACGTCTACGCTTAAACTCTTGTTCGATATAAGGACGGAAACGCTCACGGAACTCTCTGGGCATCTCCCCCCATTCATCCATAGAACCAACCCTTTGCAATTCTTTCGGCATAGGTATGCGCGTCCACATTTGCATAGCTCGTGGCTTCTCGCTGAATAGGATCTCACTCTTGGGCGGTCGCTTGGGTAAAGCAATGCTAATTCCACCGAGTTCAACGATCTCTCCAACTGTACCGTTGGGATCAATGACGATATTCTCTTCATTTAAAGGTCCCATGAGTTCACATCATACTTTGATATGAGAGAGTTGTAATGATCAGACAGACTAACACCTTTCTCAATAGAAAACCCGTTTCTAGCTTGTAAAGATTTTGCAACTTCCAAACTTGATCTTTTTAGAACAACAAACCTTTTGTTTTTTATCACATCTTGATACACAGGTAGGGTAAGAACGGTTCTTGGATCTTTAAATCCCCAGGATTGATAGCCAAACTCTTTACATTCTTTTTCCTTTTTATCAACTAGACTCAAAATTTTGTCACGGTATTTCTCAGAGTTTGCCAATTCTTTTACTTCGTCGGGGTTAGGCGGGTTGTCCCATGATGAGTTTAGGCTTCTTAAAATTTCTATATTGAGAAACAAGAAGTCTCTGTCTTCTCCATGGTCGTTTGCATCTTCGCCCATGTAAACGCTTTTGCTTCTGTGTAAAGCTTTTGAAAGCATAGACGTAGATGATCTATGCATCCCAAGAATTATATAGCAAGGGACATTTTCTTCCATTGTTCTATGTCATTTTTTATAACATCGGACAAGGCTTTGTCTCCGCTAGTTGTAGACATTTCAGTCTCAGCATCAAACACCACCTTATAGCGATCCTCGTAGTTGTCTGCAATCCAGTTGTCACCATACCAGATTTTAAGGCCCTCTGGTATGTCCTTCCATCTGTCCTTGTCGAGCCACAGTGCGCAACCCCAGCCTTTTCCTATGTCGTCTCCTCTTGCTATGAGAACTTCATCTCCACCGTAGTTAAACGACATGTGGTCAAGACCAATGCAGCCTAGGTCTTTGGTTACAAAAGACATATTCCACATTACTTTGTCTACATCAAAAGAAATGTCGTCGTTCAAAATACAGATCAGGTTTTCTTTTGAGCTTTTAACACCCAAGTTCCAGGCTGGGTTTACGTATATGTTCGCAAGCTGCGGTATATAAACCAGCTTTTCAAAAGTCAGATCTGGGGTGGCAGTTGTGTCATTGTCAATCAAAATAATCTCAGAGACATGATCACAATCATTTAGCTTCTGCAGCATGGGGAGGGTCCGATCACTCCTCCACATGGTTGGAATAATAACGCTAAACATTACTCAGGAGGGTTGAGCATGTAGTGCTTGTTCTTCTCAAACCGCTCTTTCTCAGACTCTGGTATAGAACCGTACTCTTCTATTTGATCGACACACCTCTTACACAGATCGTAGTCTTTCATGTAAAACGCTGCAACAGAAAGTTCATCAAGGAATCCAAACTCGTATATGTGACCGTTTATAAACACGCTGTCGTTTCTGTTTGCCTTTTCCATAGCAACCTTTCCGAGGGCGTAAGCAGTAGCATACCTCTTGTTACCGTTGAGTCTTCTCATATACTCAAACAGAGCCTCAAGCCTGTGTGGACGCTGCTCCCAAGCTCTTAGATATGCTTCTTCAATTTTTTCTGAGGGGAAGGAGAGCGTAGACATGCAGTTTGCTGCCTGATACATAGAGTAGTATACCTCTTCCTCAAAGCCCCCAAGAGTGGCTCTCTTTGAGTACGCCCTCATAGCCTCATAGTAGTGACTGCAATTCATGAAGCTCTGGCCTAGGTAAAACCAATACCTGGGATTCTCAGGCTCATCCTCAATACCCTTTTTAAGTATAAGGGCATCATTGTAGTACTTCTCGTTGCTGGTAGAGAATCTCTTTAGAGGGGAGGTGTTGGCGACCATTTCTACAGAATTCATCTTCGCCCTGTTTACATCATCCCACTTCTCTGAGACGTGACACAAGTACTCATGAAGAACGCCTTTGAACTTGAACTGCCCGTTGTTCTTTGTTACGATACACCTGTTGTAAGAGGTGTTTCCGAGGTTTAGAGTGCATTCCAAATAGTCTGCCTCTGTTTCAATGATTTCCTTGAAGGGATTCTTGTCTTTTGCGACCAGGTAATCGTCAGCATCCATAAATAGGATATAGTCGGTTTTGTCTGTCGCTCTCTCGATGACCTTGTTCCTGTTGGCCTCGAAGTTCTGCCACTCATCTTCGTGCAGTTCTCCGTTTATTCCTTTAGAATCAAAGTAGTCTTTTATTATCTGGACTGTATTGTCTTTAGATCCAGTATCGCAGATAACCCAGTAGTCTATGTAGTCTACTACGCTGTCTAGGCATCTTACAATGTCTGCTTCTTCGTCCTTGACGATCATGCCAAGACACACCGTCTTGGACTTCTTTTTGTACTTAATCATTTTATTTAATTTGTCGGCGAGGCGGGGCTTGAACCCGCATGTAACCGATTACTCTTTCTACAAGGTATAAGCTTGAGGAGATACTCGCCGTTATCTGTTTCGACGCCGTCTCCGCAGCCTTTTGCTGCCTTTCTTTCTGGATCTTTCTCTCCGCCCTCTATTCACGCTTTCAGGTTCCAAGGTGGTGCTGCCGTCAGATTGATGAGAAACATCCAGCCCGTCACCATTTCCATAGGTTCCTTTCTTCCTATTGATCCTGTTGAGCTCTACTCTATTGGAGATCAGCTTTTTCTGAAACCTCTTGTACTCGTCCTTATAGTCTCTTTTAGTCGCCATCTTTTATAAACACTCCATCTACGGTCTTACCCTTTCTCTCCGCTATCTCGTTGTAAGCCAACGCAAGACATTCCGTACTGCTGTAACCGAGCTGGACTGCTAAGATAATGATTGTCACGAGGACGTCTCCAATCGCGTCTTTGACCTCGTCTTCTTTATGTTTAGCCAGGGCGCCAGAGAGCTCCCCAACCTCCTCCATGACCTTCAGTATCTGTCTAAAGGCGTTGTCTGGGTCCAAAAGGCCTCGCTCGTCAGCCCAAGCAATCACTGCGACAGCCAACTCGTCCAGTGTAGCTGTCTTCGTATTCACCGTTCCATTCATCGTTAAAATATATATGATTGTTATTTTGAGAAACGCTCTGCAAATCCGCCAGAGTAGTCTTTTGATTCTTTGATCTCTCCGTCATTCTTCAAGTCTTTTGTCATTTGTTCAAGCTTCTGACGCTCTATAAGCAGCTCTTTGCAATCCAATGCCGTCTGCTTGATCGACGACAGTTCTGCTTTTCTGCCCGCACCGTTAAGCTCTGGGTCTACTGGCCTCTTGATCTCCTCGATCATATTGTTTATAGCCATCTCCATGCTCTCCATGAGCCTGGTTGCGGCCTGTAGGGTGGTAAAGTTAGGCTTCGGCATACATCAATCCGTCTTTCCTGACACGGAAGTATTCCTTGTTGTCAATCTTGATCCTGTAGTCGCCGTTCTTCTCGAACCCAATGATGTCACCAGCCTTAATACCCAGCTCATCCGTCCACTTGGCTTCGTACATCAGCTTTCCTCTCTTATACCCCTTTTCTTTCATCTCAATGATGTCGATGATTTCAGATGTCAGGTCGCTCTCTTCCTCCACTGGATCGAGTAGCGTCCATCCAGACAGGAGTTTAATCTCACCGTCTTTGTTCTTGTAGGCTATGGCCTGTGATCGAAGCGTCTCTTCGTCGTCATACAGGACAACATAATGATTGTCGTTGCCAGTTAGGGGCTGGGCATTGTGGTTTACTACGTGGTGATGGAAGTAAAGCCAATCCCCGACTTCTACCCCCGTCTCATATTTACAAGGAACCGCAACAACGCGACCACCAGTAACCCTATGATCAAACTCATTGAATTTCGTATCCATATAGAGCTTCAGGCCGCTCTCGGTTTCAATTTCATCGTTTGTCGTCTTAGGAAGGTCGACAACGAAATAATTAAGTGGCTTCATTTCTTGTAGGGGAACAGTTGGTTCAGCTTCTGTCTGCGCTTGTTGCATCCGCAGTCGCTCTTACCCATAGCTTTTGCTACCTTATCAGCAGCCTTATCCAATCCAGTAGCTTCGGTGATCTTGGCTATAGAGTCTCCAAGACCTTCGCTTTTCTTTGTGTTCATAGAAAATCCAGGTTATATTCGATAATGCACGGCATGTCCTCGACTACCTTCCAAAGGGCGTGAGCGCCGTTATCTTCCACATAGATGAGGTACCGCATCTTATGATGGGCGTGTAGCATCTCTCCGTCAGGGACGATATATGATATGGGGCGGTCGCCCGCTTTCATGCCTACGTAGTAGGCCATCGCGTTCTTCGGGTCGCGCCCGATCACGATCTTTCTGATTACGCCTTCCTCCATCAGTTAAGGGATATGTCAAATCCAAACGGATTCTGCTCCTCAGAATCAAGGTAAGCGTCAACAAGAAACTCAAGGACCTCAGCCAGCTCTTCCTCGCTCATTACGTGCATGCCGTATACAGCGCGGAGTTGGTCGTGATCTTGCTCCCTGTCTATGACGCCAGTTACAAAAAGGGAGATTATTTCTTCCTTCTGGTCGTATTTTTCTATCAGGTCCTGCATATCTTGCGATATACGCTGAACCTCAAGCAAAAACTCTTCTTTGGTCATGAATTCAAAGTTATTTCGAGAGTTCTCAAAGTTAAAGAAAAAAGACATCTCTCAAAACCACCTAAAGAACGTGCGGTCCACACTTATCGAGTTTCAGGATAAGTATGACCTGTTCCAGAAGGAGATGTACTTTATGCTTTGGGCCTACGACCTAGAGTTCTTTACGCTTGACTACGCTTCCCAGGATTATGGGATGAGCAAGCAGAACATAGCGGACAGACTTGTGTACCCATTAATGCGTTTAGGATACATCCATAAGTATTTCGATAAGTTGACTCCATCACAGACGTATGAGGATCACCTCTTTAGAGAGGAGACCAAGTTTAACTATAGGGTCAGATACGCCCTCACGAAGAGGGCGCGTCTGATGGTCCAACGATTTTACAGGCAGCTTAGCCCTTAACCTTACGGTCAGTGATCATGGCGTTGATGAGGGTATCAAGCCAGCCAAAGACCATATTGTCTTTCTCCGTAGGAGTCAAGTTCACGATCACCTTAACGAAAGCAAGGAAACCGAGCGCCAGTTCGCCCCACCACATGGAGATGAATTCCCAGAATCCTGGTCCGTCTTCGACGACAGGAGCAACGGGGTCAATAACAGTGGTTACCGTGTCAACGGCTTCGACAATAGTGTCAATAGTATCAATCATGATTGTTTGGTTATGAGCGGCAAATATATCAAATAAGAACGTAAGTTGTTTTCCCATCTTCTCTGTAGGCTTTCATCGCCCTGTTCCTATTCTCACCCTTTCCTCTCTTGTACGAGACGTGTACCCAGGCGGGTTCCAAGTCGGTACCAAACTCCCAGATGAGTTGATCGAACTCTAGGTGGGTGTAGATGTACTTGAAGATGTCGTAGTTGGTTATGCCCCCGTACACATCGGCATCCAGGTCGAGAGCCTGACCCGCCATATGCTGCGAGGTCCTGCTGCCGCCAATCGCCTTATTCAACTCTTTCGATCTGTATCCGCTCGTCACGGCGATCGGTACACCGAAATGGTTTCTAAGCGGCTGAAAGATTTCGGTCGCCACCAGTTCTAGGTTGCTGATCACCTGTTCGTCTGGTGCGTTTTCTATCCCTAGCCTGAGCGCAGTAACGCTCTTTGTTGCCTCTCGTAACGAGAGATTTTTTGACAACATCATGGTATCGCTTTTTTCTTGGATTGAAGTATCCCTTGCTCCCCACTTACCAGCTGTTTCTTTTTGGCTTAGTAACGCAGTTGTACACCCCCTTTCCAGAGACGTTACAGTCGAGCTTAGTTGGTCCTCTTCTGTGCTGGCTTGGCTTAGCCGTCTTTACTTTTCTCCTAGCCTTTCTCTCCTCTCTTCGGGCACGGCGCTCTTCTCTCTTTATTGCTCTCTGTCTGGCATCAGACATATTGCCCTCTCCTCTCATCTGAGCGGGAGGGAGGAATCTTGGGGATTGCGGGGCGACATTTCTTCGTCTCCCTCTTTTGGGATCTTTTGTTACAGTCATTACGGACAGTTTCCTCCTCTACAGGATTTTGCAGTTCGAGAGCCCCTACCGCCATTGCGACCATAGCTTGCGCCTCTGTTTGTTGGTCTTTGTCTACGAAGCCTACCCTGACCACCACGCCTAGTTTTCGGCTTCTTCTCCTTCTCTTCCTTCTCAGGTTCAGCGGGAGGTCTAGTCCCCGTCATCTGAGCAGAAGGAAGGAAGCGAGGGTTCTGCGGCGCTAGGTTCTGCCTGGGGTTTTTTCTAGCCTCTTTCTCGGCCTCCTTTCTGGCTTTCTTGGCCTTCCTGTCAAGTCTTCTCTGAGTCCTAGGGGATATCTCAAAGGGGCCGCCGCCTGTAGAGTACTTCTTTACTTTCATCTAAGCATAGAAGTTCTGTTGCCCATCTGCGGTGCAGCGGCTCCTGCAGCAGCACCCATCAGAATGCGCATCAAAGCTCTGTCCTTGAGAAAATCCTCAGGGGTTTGCCCTTGCAGATCCGCCTTCTTTTTGACACGTGCTGCACGCTTCGGCTTCATCTTCTTCATGTCCCTGGTCAGCATACCGAGTATCTGGTCGAGAACGGGATCCACGTTTCTGGTGTTGTATGCTGGAACGGCACCTTGATAGTCAGGCTCCTTTCCTTTCATTCCGTTTGCAGCCTTCTTGACTTTCATCCCACCGTATGCCTTCGGGAGTTCATTAGCAGGAGTAGAACCAGGGTTGATTCTGTTAGCCAGCTTTTGACCATATGCGGTAGCTATCGGATTAAGAAACTGACCTAAAGCTCCCATCAAAGGACCGCCCCCCATACCAGGCATACCCATAGGTGAGGGACCACCCATAAGGGATCCAGCGACACCAAGGAGTCCACCAATATTCTTCTTGTCTACATCCACGCCTCTCATCTTGAGGACGTCAGCATAAGTGAACTTACCGTCACCCGTAACGTCTTTTGGTGTCTTCCTCTTTGTCTTCATGATGCTGCGAATACTTCAACAGAGCACGCCGCCGTGTCTGCCTTGACTTTTATGTCGTTGATGTTATCGAACGTAGGGGTGGCGGCGGCGGTAGCCCCATCAGTGATGTCCATCTGGTCGTTAAACAGCACGTAGGTGTCTCCTGCGTCTATCTTGACGAAATACTCCTGGTTTGCACCACGGACCCTAGCCTCTACGAAGTTGGTAGAATCTAGGTTTGTGAGGCGGACATACTTGGCATCACCGTCAGTAAGGGTGGATCCTGCGTCTGCGGAGCCAAAAGAAAGGAGAGTCGCCTCAGAAGCGGTTGGTACTTGCACTATTCTGTGGTAGTACTCCGACGCCGTAATGCTCTTGACGTTCTCGGAACCTCGCGGCTGGCCGTTCAGTACGACTTCTTCTTTTATTGTGACTGTTAGTGTTGCCATGACCGCAAATATAATTATAAATCAATAACCCTTTTTCAGGCGCATGCCTCGCTTGGCCTTCTTATTGACCTTCATTCT